TAAAACCAGATATTGCCGGCGGTCAACGCGTCGACGTAGCTCCAACAGTTGACGGTGCCCCATCCGGCGGTCGGCGTGGCAAACGTGATGGCGATGTTGTTGCTGGTGGTGCCGCTGGTGCCGGTGGAGGCAACTGTGGTGCCCGCGCCCTGGGTGCCTGCAAAGGCCGCAAGACCAGCCGTGACGGCGACGCGCGCATAGTTGCCGCCTGATACCTCGACGCCTGCTGTGCTGTCGGTCGGGCAGGTGGTGTACAGCGCGACGTACCAGGTGACCGGCGTACCGATAGCCTGGGCTCTCAACGTGGCGTCGACGATCTTGTTTTCGGCGAAGTCGGTGAGCGCGCCGGCGTGGGCGCCCAGGCTGAACAACGAGGCGACGGCCAGCAGGCTGGCGGCGATGATGTGGTTGATGCGCTTCATGGAATAGCTCCTTCGGGGTTGGGTTTGCAGTACACGGTTCGCTCCCAGCGGTCCTTACACTTGTCACCGCCGCAGCGTTTGATTTCCACCGGCAGCCATTGCAGGTTGCTGACGGCGTCGCAGCCGCCGCATGCCAGGGGGATGGGGTGGTCGATGTTCCAGCCCGGGCAGGCGCCGCGCGCCTGCCCGGTGGCGGGGCATGGGTACAGGTCGCGGAAGGCGCGCAGGACGTCGGTGCGGCGGGCGATGCGGCCGTCGGCGTCGCGGTGGATCTCGGGGCCGCAGTAGCGGGTTTCGTCCAGCGGGCCGCCCCAGGCGTCCCACAGACCGAACATGGCGAGCACGGCCAGGACGATGATGTAGGCGGCGCGCACGGTGTTCATTGGGCGAGTGCGCCGATGGCGGCGGCGCCGACGGCTGCAGCTGCAGGGGCGACGATGACGGTGCCGGCAGCCTTGACGGCGCCGGCCATGGTCGAGGCGGCGGCGTCTGCGGCGATCTGCTGGCCACGGAAAGCCTCGACGCCCCGCTCGCGCAGGATGACGGTGTAATCGTCGCCGCTCTTCACCAGCACCAGGTCGAGGCTGGCGTATTGCTTGCCGTTATGCACGGACATCTCGCAGCACACGATGCGCTCGCCCACCTGCACCGGACGAACGCTGTAGTCGGCTACCCCTGCGCTGTTCAGGCTTTGGCATCCGCCCAGCATCAGAGCCAGCAGCGCTGCCAGTATCACGGAATATTTCATGCGGCGGCCTCGGTCTTTCCGACGCCGAACGCGGCTTGCAGAATGGCGAACTGCGCATCCAGCCAGGCGGCGTTGTCCAGCCGCTCGGCGATGCGCTGCCCGATGAACGCGGCCCACTGGTCGATGCGCACCTGGTCGAACAATCCGCAATGGCTGGCGTAGGCCATCGTCTCGCCGAAGCCTTCAGCGTTGTGGCTGATGGTGTTGTCCTCGAGGCCGCGGTATCCGACGCGGCCCTGGTCGCCCCAGATGTGGCCGGGCAGCCATTGGCTCAGCCACACCCAGCGATCGCCCTTGCTGTAGATGGTCTCGACCCATTCCACCGCCGCCGTGCGCCAGCGATCCAGCGCGGGGTTGATGTTGACGATGCCGGCCGGGCGCGCGCCGTAGTCGCGCACCGCCAGGTAGGCCAGCGCCGCGCCGTTGGAATGCGTGACGATCACGTCGCCGGCCTCGACCAGCTTGGCCAGGCGCGCGGACTCGGCCGGATTGCGCCACCGCGACTGCCAGAAACCCATGAAGCCGTACTGGTGCAGCACGACCGAATGCTCGGGCAGGTGGCGCGCGAGCCAGGGCCACAGCACGGCCATGTTGTTGCTGCCCTCGGGGCTGTGAATGCCGTGAACGAGGATTATCTTGCTCATGGGTAGGCTTTCCGGTCCAGCTCGAAGTGCGGGCCATCCTTGAACGTCTTCCAGTCGCCGCCCCAGACGATGGGGATTCCCAGGCGGGCGGCCGTGGCCTTGATGTGGCCCGCGGCCTTGGTATAGAGCGGCCAGTCCCAGCGCGCCTTGCCGCCGACCACCACGAAGATGTCGGCCGCGTGCCCCGTCAGGTGGCGGCTGCGCAGGGTCTGAGAAGCGCCAGCCTTGACCAGCTCGGCCTGGCGCGCTTTCGTCCGCATGCCTTCGCTGATCTCGATGTCGACCGGACATTGCTTCGCGGCCTCGGTCATCAGCTCGCGCAACTTGAAGTGCACTTTGTCGAGGCGCTGCAGGCTGCGAACATTCATTGCCTAAACTCCCATTGCCCGGTCTTGGCATAAAGCCAGAACGCCGCGAACAACGCGGCGGCGAAAAGTAGCAACGGCACGAACACCTTGGCGACAGAGCTGAGCATCTTTACGGTCCACCAAAACCCCTTCACGTTGTTCCACGTTTCCAGCACATCGGCCAGGCGCCCGACCGGGCCGGTCAGGCTGGCGATGCTCTCGGCGACCACGCGCTGCGTCTCGATGATCTGTTTGATGTCGCGATCGTGGTCGTCGATCCGGCTATGCAGACGGGCCACCTCGCCGTCGTCTGCCACACGCCGATGCGCATGCGCATCGGAATCGGCGGGGTCGCATTTCCGACGCCGCGCCGCGTGTGCGTTGGGAGTGGGTTCTCTCAGCATGGCAAGCGCGGGCAACGTGTATCCATGCCCGCCAGCGTGGCAGGCGGGGCGCGAAATTTGTAGGCAAGGAATTTCGCGGGCATGAAAAAGCCGCCCGAAGGCGGCTGGTTGGGGGGTGGCCGGGTGAGTTACGCAGGCCAGGCCATCGGCGGCAGCTCGGCCAGCAGCGCGGCGGTGGTGGGCACGGCGCGGGTGCCGGCCTGCACGTCGGCCATGATCGCGTAGCACGCTGCCCACACCGCATCGCGCCACGCCACGCCCGCCAGCCCTTCGGCCCCAAAGATCGGGTGCGCGCTCGACGCATAGCTGCACAGGCTCAGGATGCCGTCGTAGTTGCGCGTGCGCGCGGAGGTGTCGAGGTGGGCCTGCATGTCAGCCGTGAGCGCGGCGACGATCTGCGCGGGTGTGGGCGCGGGCGGCTGCGGTGCGGGGGCGATGCTGCCGAACTCGCCTGCCGTCGCCCGGGCGAACAGCTCGCGGCCGTGCGCTTCCGGGTCGGTAGGCGATGCGGTGAAGGGGATGACACCGATGCCCTCGAAATTTACATCGAGGTTGATGGCGGTTTGCTCGGCGTTGGCCCACTGGGGGGTTGTGGCGGTGATGATGTTCATTTATGCGATCCTCTGGAAAACAGCCGACAAGGATATTAGGTGATCGGTCGCATACCCTGAAATATTCCGCCAAGTCCCAGCCAGAGCCGGGCCGTACTCGACTGATCCGGCGTTGGTTCGGATAAGGTTGAGAGCGCTGCCTGCAACCGTTGCCCCACTCGCGATGGACGCGGTTGTAGAACGACACAGGGCCATCATCCCGACACCACCTACCCCGATGTCAAAGCCAACCCCCACGTTCGCCCCCGCCGCAATCCCGTCCAGCTTCGAGGCATAGCCTGCCGACATATAGCCATTCGCGCCGGCCGAGGCTGCTGGAATCGAGATATTCGGGGTGGTCGTGCCGCTCGTCACCGACACCGGAGCAGAGCCGGTGACGTTGGTGACGGTGCCGGTCGCCACGCCGAGCGTGGCGCGCGCCGTGGCAGAGTCGCCATCATCCAGCAGGGTTTTAATGAACGCTGAAACCGGGGTCTTGGCGAACGTATCCGCCCCGGTCTGCTCGACCAGACCAGCGGTGGCGTTCATCGCCTTCAAATTATCCAGCTTGGTGCCTTGCCGCTGGATGGTGGACGGGATGCGGGAAATCGGAACCAGCGCGCTGGCATCCAGGTCGCACACGCCGCTGGCGACGCCGCGCATGGCGATCAGCTGGTTGAACTTGGTGGCGAGGTCGAGGATGTCGGAACGCGGCAGGTTGTCGGTGTCGGCATCCATCCCGGTGGTGATGACTGCTACGGCAGGCCAGGGCATGGTTTAAAGTCCTCTCACGGTGACGTCGATCGTGGCGTCGGCGGCCGCGTTCGATGCGTTGTAAATCTTGATGCGCGGCCCGGTGGCCGTGTCTTTGTCGATCAGCTCCCAGGACCAGCCGGCGCCGACGTTTTGCAGCGTCACGTCGACCTTGCGGATCACGGCGAATGTTTCGGTGAGCGGCACCCGGATATCGCCGGTGCCAAGACGGTAGGCGCCCGTCAGGGTCGAGATGTCCAGATCCTCGGTGTCCTGCGATACCGGGGCGGCGCTGAGGATGGTGGTGGCGTCGCGCAGGAGCGGCCACGCCCCCGCCGACACGATCCTGATCTTGATGTAGCGGGCGACGATGGCCGGGCCGGCGGCGGCGAAGCTGGTGTAGGTGATGTCGTCGTCGCTGTGCGCTTCGGTGATGGTGATGGTGCCGTCGCCCACCACGGTGACCAGCGGGGTGAATGCGGCCACCACGCCCACATCGATCAGGCGTTCATAGGTGATGCTGGCGGCGGGGCTGGCGATCCACTTCTCGCCGGACCAGGTGCGCAACCACGGGCTGGCGGCGGTTTCGTCCGGCTGCAGGTAGCCGCTCTCGGCTTCCAGGTGGCAGCTGGTTTTTGTGCCAGGCCATGCGTCCGCGTGCTCGCTCAGCACGTCCAGCGCGCCGGCCAGGCGCGGGTCGCCCAGGCTGGCCTGGATGAAGGCGGCGTCGACCGATTCGTTGCCGAACGCATCGACCGCCTTGATGGCGAAGGTGTAGTCGCCGGCGGCCAGCTGGTTGGACTCGAACGGCGACGCCAGCAGCAGGCCGGTGTGCATCGCCGCCAGCACATCCCAGGCGGTCTCGGTGCCCAGCTTGTAGCGGATCACGTAGCCGGTCAGGTCGGCGGGCGGGCTGTTGAGCGTCCAGGTGAACTGGCGGGTGCCGTCCGGCTGGCGGGATACAAGGAAGGTGTCCACATCGGGCGGCGGCACCACCGCGCCTTCCGCCGCGCCCGCGATGGTGTAGGGAATGGCGGTGACTTCATCCAGGGACTGCGGCGCGGCGCCGAACACGTTGAACGAGCGCAGCTTGATGTAGATGGTCTTGCCGATGTCGGCTTCGGTATAGCCGTATTTGGCGATGGCCTGGTCGAGCCTGGCGAACGGCGCGCCGAAGTCGTGCGCGGCGATGGTGCTGGCGTGCAGGCCGCGGCGCAGGCTGGTGAGGTTGTACTTGTTCGCCGCCGTCAGGGTGGCGGTCTGGTAGGCGATGTATTCGCCGCCCACGTAGCACAGGGTGTTGTAGGCGTCGCGGTCGGCCAGGGAGCCGGAGATCAGCTCGCCGCGGCTGCCGGTCAGGTCCACCGCCAGCGTGTTGACGGTGTCGGGGTCGCTGCCGGTTGCAAACGCGGACGCCACCATGCCGTGGCGCGCCGGGCCGGGGATGGTGGCCACCGCCTTGTAGGTGGCGTCGTCGTCCGACACCCACAGCTCAGCCCCGCCCCAGTTCACCCCGCCGGACGCGGCGATCCAGATTTCGTAAACGCCCTGCCCCGCCAGCGACATCGGCGGCTCGAAGATCAGCGGGGCGTTGGCGGCGCCCGGCGCCACGTTGAAGTTGACCGAATAGCCGCTCGGCACCTGCGTCTGTATCAGCGCGGGCGTGGCCACGCCGAACGGGAACTCCTCGGCCACCACGCGCAGGCGGCCGTTTTCGTCTTCTTCGATCTCGCGAATCCGCACCTGGAACTGCACCAGCCCCAGCGGCGCGTGCGTGAGCGTCACGATGTCCATCGGCTCCAGCAGGCAGTGCCGCCAGCCCAGGGTGAATTCGTATTCGTTGCGGATGTAGAGCGTGCGCTGCAGGACGGTGTTCACCACCTTGTCGGCCACTGCCGCGTCGCAGATGGCGTGCAGGCGCACCGGCTCGCGGGCGCGCAGGCCAAAACTGCTGATGCTGCCCAGGTCTTTGGCCTCGGCGATCTCGATGTTGTAATCGTTGGCGCGGTTGCGGAACTCGACCTGAACCTGGTTGTAGGCGTCGGCGGTGGGCTTGCGGCGGATGGTGATGGGCGATTCCGTGCCGGCGGACAGGAAGTCGTCGTCGGTCAGGTCATACACCGGGGTGATGGCGGGCGTGTAGGTGACGCCATTGCCGGTGACTGCGGTGTCGCCGTAGGGCAGCAGCTTGAGCAGGCCTTCCGACCACAGCGGGGCGGCGTTGGTGGACTGCAGCAGCTCCTCGAGGTGCTGCGCGGCGGGCTGCTGGCTGTTGATCAGCGGCGACAGGAACAGGCCGTTGGCCTGGGTGTAGGTGCGGTACACGGCCAGCGACAGGCGGGCGGACGGGAAGCCCGCGCCGGAGATCGCCGACGACAGCAGGTCGGTGACTATCTCGTCGGGCCGGGCATCGACGATGCCGCCGCCGAACTGGCGCGGCCCCGCCGCCTCGAACGACAGGTTGGGCAGCGATGCGCCGCCGCCCAGGTCGAACGCGCTGTGGGCGACGCAGGCAATGCCGGGGTAGCTCAGGGCCTCGGTGGGGTGGTTCGTCGTCAGGTGGCCCCACACGGCCTGCGGCAGGGTGCCCGGCAGCAGTGTCATGCCCAGCGCGGCGAAGGTGGTTTTTTCCTTGTCCTTCCACACGGTGCCGATCGAGCTGATCTCGGTGTCGGCCAGGGCGAAGATGAATGCGGCGGTGTAGGTGTAGCTGGTGTTCTTCGATTCCACCCCGCCGCCGCCCTTGCCGCCGGAGCTGGTGGTGGTGGTTTTGGCGATGGCGTTGAAGTCGCCGTACCAGATCATGTTGCCGGACAGGCGGCCCTGCCCCCAGAACAGCGGCATCGGCAAACCGAACGCGCTGTTCTGGATCGACAGCGAGCCGATCCGCGGCTCTTCGGTGGAGATGGTGGTGCTGCCGCCGATCATTCAGCCAGCCCCTGCGCGCGCCAGAACTGCACTTCGCGTCCGGCCAGCCAGCCCTGGGTGCCGTCGGCCAGGCACACCATGCGGTCGCGGTTGCTGGCGTGGATGATCTGCGGCCACCCCACCACAATGGCCGCGTGCGAAAAGCAGCGCCCCACCTTATACAGCGCCACGTCGCCCGGCAGCGGATCGTCCACCTGCGAGGCGCGTTCGAGCACAAAGCCGAGGTAGCGCTCCTCCGCGCGGTGCATCATCCAGTCCGGCGGATAATCGCCGGGGTCGAATTCATCGATCAGCCCGGCTTCGGTGTACACCGCGATCAGGATCTGCGCGCAATCGACGCCGGCACCCTTCACGCGTGCGCGATGATGGTAGGGCGTTTTCAGCCAGGACATGGCGGCGTCGACAACGGCTTGGCGTTTGGGCGTCATCAGTAGGCTGTCTCCGGGGTGGGAACGAAGGGCGTGCCGCGAAAGCGTGCGAGGTTGTTGAACTTGCTGGTGCAGGTGGCCAGGCGTTTGTCGCAGCCGGGATAGATGGTGAAGGTGTCGCCCACCGCCACGGTCTTCGGCAGCGGGTAGGCCAGCGTCACCACGCCGGGGGCGTAGGACTTGACCGTGCGCCGCACGCCCAGGTTGTTGCCGGAGGTGGCCACCAGCTCGCCGATGTCGAAATAGCCGGCGGCCTGCGCCAATGCGCAGTTGATCACCTGCCGCGTGCTGCCCGAGGCGACGGCGCCAGACACTGCATACGATGCGCGCACCACGCCGCAGCCGGTGTCGTAAAGGCTGTATCCGCACGGCGGCTGGTAGAGGTTGCGCGGCAGCGGCGTGTTGAGCAGCTCCATGAACGAGCGCACCGTCACACGGGCGGTGAGCGATTCGGTGGTGGTGTCGCTCACCCGCCCGGAAAACAGCAGCACCGTGCCGGCGATCGCGCCGCCGGGAGTGGCGGCGAACGCGCGCTCGAGGTCGACCACCGCGCCGTCCAGCGCGCCGTTGCTGATGGCCTGCAGCCAGGGCAGGCCGGACAGCAGCGTGGCGGCGTCGGCGGTGATCTGCAGGTCGAGCGAATCGACCGAGGTGCCCAGCGTGACGCGCGTGCGGCTGCGCTTGATGATGGGGCCGGTGTGCAGGAAGGTGCGGGCGTCCACGGTGACATCGATGTCCGCCGAGGTGTAGCGCAGCACCGTGCCGTCGATCAGCGTGAAGGTAAAAAGATCACCCATCCAGAACGCCCGGGCGGTGGACAGCAGGGTGATGAGTTCCATGGGTGCCGACTTCATAAAAGGAAACCCCGCATCCTCATAAAATCAATCGGCAGCTTAGATCCCTTTTGGCGGTTACATCGCGCATGCAAAAGCTGAATGTTGTCGTCCGTATTAGCCCCCCCACGCGCGAGCGGAACTATGTGATCCAAATGAAAATCGGTTCCAAGCGGAAGTCCGCAGCAGGCGCACTTGCCGCGCTGCAATCTGAATAATTTATCTGACAGCCCATTAGATAGTGCGCCACCAGATGCGAGTTTTCGTGCGCGCCTCTGGTGACCGTAAATGCGGGCAGATGCCAAATATGACTCTAGGTTTGCCGCTTTCCACGCGGAACGGCGGGCTTTCACCTTCTCGCGATTGGCGGCGTAATAGGCGACGCGCGCCGCCATCACCTTTTCAGCGTTGGCGGTGCGATAGGCGGCGCTTACAGATTTCACTTTATCTATATTCGCAACTCTCCATGAGGCCTTTCTAGCGCGCTCTTTTTCGGCGTTAGCCTCACGATAGGCGGCCTTTGCTGCCCTCGCCTTTTCTGGATGCGCTGCGCTCCAAGCGCGCGACGCCGCCGTGCGGCATGTCTTACAGTGGAGATCGACTGCATCTTTGCGACTTTTGTCACAACCGAATTCAGCCACCGGCTTTTCTGTGCCGCATTTCGTGCAAATTTTGTTCATCAGCCTTTCACCGTGCGGAACTCGATGCGCTGCAGCGACCACAGATCCTGCAGGAACTGGTCGAACTCGGCTTCGTCGCGCAGAAAGCGACATCGCCAATGATAATTTCCACTCCAAGTCAGCGCGGCGCTGACCGCCGGGGCGGTGGTGAAGGTCACCACGCCCAGGCTGCTGATGGTGTAGTCGGTGGTGAGCGTCTTGGTGACGCCCGCCACCTTGATCACCGGCGCGCCGTTCAACGACTGCACCGGCTCGGCATAGCCGCCACGGGCGCGCACCAGGGGGAAAGCCTGGGTTGAGCCGTTGCCGGTGCCGAACGACTGGTCGGTGACGCTGCTGTCGTCGGGGTCGGAATACAGGAACGTGTCGTGCCGGCCCTGGCGCGCATTGAAGAATGCCTCCAGCTGCTGCAGCTCAGCCTCGGCCCCTGCACGTAGAAACTCGTAGGACAGGCTGTATCGCCGGTTGGGGTAGGTCATCAACGAGACCGACAGTTCCTTGCCGGACACGGATTCCTGCAGCAGCGTCTTCCATTGGTTGGCGCGCTTGATGCCCCATTTCAGGCCGGGCAGAACGGGGAAGACGGCGTCGCTCATCTGATCGAGTTCCGGTGGGCTTTCTTGAGGGCATCGACCAGCGCTTCCTGGTTGCCCATGAACAGGTCGCGCACCCCACGCGCGTCGACGGCGCTGATGTTGACCTGCAGCGGCTGCGCGCCGGCGGACTCGCCGCCCTCACCGCCGTTTTTGGTCATGCCCCGGATCGCGTTGGCGTACTGCTTGGGGAGCACCATTTCCTCTTCGTGCAATTGCGTCATCGGGTTGACGCCCTTGGGGATGTCATAGCCGCCCATGGCTGACTTCTTTTTGCCCATGGCAGAGACGGCGGCGAAGATGGTGGCCATCGCAGCCAGGGCGAGAATGGGGCCGATGTAGGGGATGCTTGCTTGCGAGGCGGCGGCGCCGGTACCGGCCTGCACCGCGTTCATGCTGGCGACGGCGGTGGTTTCTGCGCCTTTGATGCCGACAGTGGTGGCGGCGCCGGCGGCCTGGATGCCTTTCTCGGTCGCGGTGAATCCGAGCATTGCGGCAATCTTCTTCACCTGGCCAGCGAGCCAATCCTTCACCATCGCCCCGACAACCTGAGTGGCGAACCATTTCGTCACCTCGGCGCCGATCGCCTGGAACGCGTTCTTCCACGTCAGCGTGCCGTTCATCAGCGCCTGCACGCCCTTATCCCAAAGCCCGCTGATGCTGTCGGCGAGGTCGCTCCAGATGCCCCGCGATTCGATCGCCTGCTGGCGCTGGATGTCCATGCTCAGTGCTGCATGGCGTCGCCGGATTTCGGCCTTCTCCAGCTCGATGCGCTCGAGCTCGACCGGGTTCTGGTCTGGGTCCTGCAGGGCCACTTCGCGCTTGGCGGCGATGAATCGGCTTTCCTCGGCCAGGCGCATCTCGTTGAACTGCGCCAGCTTGGCCAGGTGATCGGCCTGAGTGGCGGCGCCCATGGCGACTTCGTGCGCGGACTGCGCTTCCAGCTCGGCGATGCGGGCCATGCCGGCGGCGCGGGCGCCATCGGCCTGCAGCAGGTCGATCTGCATGCGTTCCTGGCCGGACTTGCGGGCGGCGGCGGCCACGGCCTTGTATTCCTGCTGCCACTGATCCTCGTAGGATTCCGCGATCTTGACCGCTTCCTTGTAGGCGTCTTCCTCTGCCTTGATGCGGGCGGCCAGCGCTTTTGCGGCGGCCTTGGCGGTTTTATCTGCTTCAGCCTGGCTGACGGGCGTTGGTGCAGAGGGTGCCCGGCGCTTGCCGTTGTCGGGCGCCGCCTCGAACTGATCCATTGGGGCGTTGACGGCGGCTGCGGCGTCCTGCAGGGCGGACTGATAGTTCGCAATCTCGGCCTTGAACTTTGCACCCACGCCGGAAAAGTTGCCCGACGTGATCGCGTCCCACAGGATGCCGATGCGGACGGCGGCCGACCCCGCGCTGATGCCGATGGCCTGAATCGCCCACAGCATCGGCTTGGCGAAGTTCTCCATGACGTAGGTGCCGGACTTCGCCAGCGCGATGAAGGCTGGCGTCAGGGCTTGACCAACGCTGATCATGAGGTTGTTGGTGACGACGTCGAGCTGGGCCTGTTGGCCCTGCATTCCCTGCATCGCCTTGGCGGCGTTGCCGACCTGCGCTTCGGTTTCGGCCAGCACGCCGTTGTATTCGGCCTGAATCTTCTGGGCCGTCGTCATGTTCGCAACCACCAGGCCGTGCTGCGCGGCGTACTCCTTCCACATGACCGACACGTTCTTCGTGACGCCGGCGTTGTCGACCAGGATTGAGTTCTCGTTCTTCAGGCCTTCGGATGCCGACACGACGGCTTCACCCATCGACAGGTGAGCGGCGCGGTTATAGGCCGCCGCATCCTTCAAGCGCGTCAATGTCTCGACCGCCTGGCCGACGCTATACCCGCGAGACAGCAGGTTTTGCAGCGCCTTGGAAGCCTCGGCCGTGGTCATCATCCCGTCCGCCGCCAGCTCGCTGGCCGCTTTCATGGCGTTGCCAATGCCAACGCCAGCGTAATTCGCCACGGCCTCAAGCCCACGGAAGGACGCCTCTGCCTGAACGGCGGCGTCCTTGGTGGACTTGACAAACATGGCAATGGCGCCGAGAGACAGGATGCCGGTAAGGGAATTGACTACCTTGGAATGGAGATCGTCGAATGAATTTCCAAGTCCGTTCACCGATTTTTCCCCCTCCACACCCAGCTTCTTGAGTTCGCCGGTCGCTTCCAGCAACTTGCGCCTGAGCGGAGAGATATCGGCGTCTAGTTTGAGTAGTGGGTCAGCCATGGCTTAAAGTCCGATCAGGTCCAGCATGGGATCGTCTGGCCGCCCTTCCATCACCGGCAGGCCGGCGGCCATGGCCTCACGCATGGCGTCGACCGGCTCGCCACTGCGGGCAGACGTGGTGGCAGGCTGGGTATCCGGCAGGCCGAGCGCCAGGGCGATGCGCTTGAGCTGCACGCTCACAGGCGGCACCCTGGTCCAGAAGGCCGAGAGCGCATCCAGCTGTGGCAGCGTTACGCATTGGTCGACGTGCTCCCATGTCCATCCGGTGGCGCTGACGATCCAGGCATAGAGTTCGTCCCAGTTTGTGTCAGCGCCACCAGCTGCTTTCCCACATCACTGCTGCCGGCCTCCAGCACCAGCATGCCGTTGACGCGGGCGATGCGCTCGACCACGGGGGCGAGATCGAACAGGGAAACGGTGAGCGCCTCGATGCGGGCGACGGGCACGGCAAGCCCCAGCGCCAGCACCTTGACCAGATCGTCATACAGCGCTTCGTCCAGGTCCCAGGCGGCGAACCGGCGCGAGCACCGCACGATGGCCGGCACCAGCTCGCGCGCGACGCCCAGCGGCACCGGGCGCACGACGTGAACCGCACCCTGCAGCACGACGGTGTCCACCCCCGCCAGACGCAACAGCACGCGGCGAGATAGCAGCCGACGCACCAGGGCCGACAGCCGCACCAGGTAGCCCGCGCCGGCAAGCGGGCGGATGAAGATGGCTGTCATCTAGAATAAACAGATGTAACCCAGCTCGCCGTTGGCGGCTGCGAAGGCTTCGGCTTCGAAGTCGTAGATGGCGAAGTCATCGCTTTTGAGCGGTACCGACAGCTTGCCGGACACGCAGCGGTTGAGCTTGCACACCATGGTTTTGCCGTCGTAGCCGTTCTGCAGCAGCAGGGTGAACGATGGCGTGTAGCCCATCGTCTCGTTGGTCATGGTGTAGATCTGGCCGCCGGACGATGCGCTGTATTCGTAGCTGATCTTGATCGCCTTGCCGGTGTCGGCGGCGGCGAAGGTGTAGATGCCGGTGGCGACGGCGACGCTGTACTGCCCGGTGGCCGGTGCGCTGGCGACGCGGGTGAGCTGCACGCCGGTGGTGGCGTCGAGCACGCCCAGGTCGGCGACGAAGGTGCCGGAGCTGGGCGGCGCGATGGTGATGGCGAACGGCGTGGCGGGGATGGTGGCGGCAAAGTCGAACATCGCAGCCTTGATGCCGGCGGTTGACGCTTTGCCGAAGAACAGGCTGCCCATGATGGCGCCGTCGATCTCGGCATACTTCGCCTTGATCTCGGTTTTGCCCTTGCCCTGGCCGACCGCGATCGGGTAGCGCTTGGAACCGTACAGCGTCTTGATCTCGGTCGACAGGTCGAGCGACACGTCCTGCATGGTGCCGAGAATCACGGGCGTGGGGTTGGCGATGACGGTGCCGTCTGCCAGGTTGGTGGGGACAGCGATGAGCTTGCCGGAACCGAAGTTGATCATGGTGAGTGCTCCTGGTTAGATGGCGACAGTGAGGTCGCCTGGACGAATGAAAACTTGCATCTGGTAACGCGCGGTAAGACGCCCTGCGGGCTGGTCGGCTGAGTCGTCCTGCACGTCGGTGCCAACGCAGCGCAGGCCGCGCCCCTTGCCGGCCAGCGTGGTGTCGGCCATCAGCAGCGTGTGGGCCTGCACGTGCAGCGCGTCGGCTGCGGTTTCCCACCCGGCGCCTGCGGTGTGGATCGCCAGCGTGAACGTCAGAAAATGCCGCTCGCCGGCGGTGCCCACCACGTCGCCCGAGGTGTCGGCGCGGCGGATGTTGATGGCCGGCACTTCGTCGGCGCCGAACGCATCGTCGCGCGCGCGGTACACCCGCGCACCGGCTGCGGTGGCCGACAGCAGCAGCGACGCCACCCGGGAAAGAATCAGTTCGAACACGCTGGCGCTCATGTGATGACCAATCCAAGTGGCACGATGGATTCCAGCCCGTCGATGTCGGCGGGCTGCGGGTTTTCTCGCGCGAGGTAGGTGGTGCCGCCGATGACGAAGGCATCGCCGCGGCGGACAATCTGGAAGGCGGTAACGGGGAAGCGCACGCTGTAGTCGGTGGCCAGCATTTCGCCGCCGTCCAGCACCGTGCCGGGCCGATCGAACATGGCCTTGGCCGTGGTCGGACCGCCGCCAGCCGGCGTGTGCGTCACATCCACGCCGAAGTCGGCATACAGCAGATCGATGTCGTCGAGTTCCATAGCCGCCAGCGTGGCAGGCAGGGCGCGAAATTTGTAGGCAAGGAATTTCGCGCATGAAAAAGCCGCCCCGAAGGGCGGCTGGGGTGCGGCGGTGGACGCGACCGTTTACTGGGGCGGTTGCTCAGGCGGTTGCTCAGGCGGTTGCTCAGGCGCCTTGTCTTTGTGCTTGCGCATGGCCTGCGCGGCCTTGACCATCTCGGCGCTGGCGGTGAAGCGGCCGTTCTTGTCGGCGTCGTCTTTCTTGTCGACGAACAGGGTACGGCCGGCGCGTGAGAGGTCGATCGCGGTGCCCTTGGGCACTTCGACGATTTCGCCGGCATCGTGATGAACACCACCACGGTCGTCGCCATGGTTGATGAGGCAGGCTTCGATAACGAGTTGTTTGGGCATTTCGAGTTCTCCAGAATAAGTTGGAAAGGCGCCCGCCCCGGATCGGGGCGGGCGCGCTCTCGCTTGAATTACGCGGTCAGCGCGTCCTTCATCGCTGCAAAGCTGGCTGCATGGCGGGCATTCACGTCCACGTCCTGCAGGGCGATGACGCGGCGGGTTCCGCTGGTGGCGCCGGTGTAGGGGTCGAGCATGATGTCGAGCCCGCCCCACATGCCGATCACCAGGTCGGACCAGTTGCCGAACACGATCGCGGAGCAGACGCCGGAGCTGGTGCCCTTGGTGAGGTTGCTCGGCACGCCGTTGGTGGTGTGGGCGGAGTAGCCCAG